GGTATTTTCCGCTCCTCGGCCAGGACGGTTGCCATCTTGTTGATCTCAGCAAAGCGGTCAATACTATCAGCTTCGACACCTTCGCTGGTACCTTTTTCAACGGTCATTCCCTGGATAGCTGCGTCCGCGCTCTTGAGCACCTCCATGAGGTCTTTGTCTTCACGGGCAGCTTTCAACAGCTTCGCCTTGGTCACGGGGGACCCGCCCAAGTGGGGGAATTCCTTCTCAGCTTCTTCTTCCGCCTGTTTTTGTACAGCCACGGCCTTTTCAGCTTCCCGCTCTTTCAGCAGACGCACTTTTTCGGATTCCGCAACCTTCAAAAGCTCGAAAGCCTCTGCTCCGATTGCGCTCTTGCGAATTTCCTTGTCCTGAATTTTCAAGACCTCATCCTCGGCCTCAGCCTTTGCGATCGCATCGGACACGGCCTTTTCGCGGTCTTCAGCCGAAGCTTTTTCGAAGTCCACCTTCGCCGAATCTTCGAGACTAGCGTAGTGCGCTTTTTGCAAGTCGGTAAAGGACGCCATGAGTTCAGACTTTGCTAACTGGCTAGCCAGGGCCTCGTTGCTGGCTTCCAGTTCGGAAACTTTCTTTTCCAGATCCATTTCGTTCTCCTCGTTTTTTGGTTTTTCGACTGGGCCCACGGGGTCCGCCATCTTAAACAGTGAAACATAAGCGCCTTCGCTCGCACCCCGGCCAACCGAGGATACCTCCGTAACGCGCACGTTTTTCAGCATCGTTTTTTTCTTTTTCTTCTTCTTGCCACTCGCCCCACAAGCTTTTTCCAAGAGCATTTTTATTCCTCCCCAGCTACCGGATGGCGTTCACCGGATCCGCCGATCGAAAACATGGGCAGGTTGCCTTTTTCGATCTCTGCCCAGACATCCGCGTCGTTGACCTTGAAACCCCCAAACCAAGCCTCACAACCCAAATTGATCTCGCCCTCGATACCCAAGGCTTCAAGACACTTCCTAATCGACTCCTGCTTTTCGTAGGTCAGCACAACGGACTCTACAACACGCCCAACACCCTTCCGTATATGGTTTTCACCCTGTACCCGAGCGTTCAAAACAAAGTCGTAAGCGGAAGCCTCCATTTCGTCGGTATCCCATACATCGCCTTGCAAATCTTGAATCAACTCGTCGCCAACCTTGTTCAGATAAAAAATCCCAAAAACGAGTTGCTTGGCCGCATCGAGTTTTACGATATCAATTCGATCAGCGTTCATGCTCCGCCTCCCGCCATAAAATAGCGCTCTGTGCACCTACAGTTAATAGTGTTCCCAGCGGACCCGGCGGGGTCTCGGGGGAACTGTAGTGGACCTAACTCCGTCTGATACAGCCCGTCCAAAGGCACCCCGCCCTCGTTTAGCCGAGGGACACTGCGGTGGCCCGCTCGCGTCCGCGCATCTTGAGTATAGACCCACTGGCGGCGTACCCCCGTAGGGTCAACCGCGCCGTCCGCCAGGAGCTGCCGAATCGCCGCTCGGTTACCGACGGAGGTTGCCCTAAGCGACTCTGTGCGCGCGATAGTCTCAGCCCGGTGCTTGATAAAACGTGCTCTATACCTCGCTACCATCCGGTCAACCTGTTGGGGGGTTAGCGGCTTACGAGCACGAATAGCCCGCGCCACAGAGGAGTCAAATCGACGATCGCGCAATGCGCGGGTTAGCGCCGTTGAATCCAGGTCCTCCAGCGCCTTGCGATAGTTACGTACCGCGCGCTCTTGCCAGCTTGTGAGGCCCACAGTATCACGTACCTGCCTAGCAACAACCCGAGGGTTCTGCCCAATCTTGAAGCCCTCTACCAAGCCTTGACGGACCGCATTGCGGGTCTCGTTGGATATCTGGTTGATTAGGTTGAGCCGGTAGCTCTGCAAAAAATCAATCGTGTTGGAAGCAAAAGGGTCAAAACGAAAAGTTGAATTTAGAAGCGCCGCTCCGGGGATCATCCTAACGGTTGCCGTACCACTCGACCGGATAGCGTCGTCAAGCTCTGCTACGGTGGGGCCAAGGTCATCCTCTACCCCGCGCAATAGCTCAACAACACCCTCAACTCCACCCGTCTCCAGGGCCGCAACTACCGCTGAGGTGGGTACACGATCACGCATAGCTTCGAAAGCCGCAACTAGCGCGCGTTGCAATCTAGGTTTTTGCGTATCCGCAATCTCGATCAGGATCGGCATTATTCGTTTTGCAATTCTTCATCTTCTGTCCCGTCACCCTGATTATCAAGCGGTTGGGAGGTCCCGCCTTCCGGAATAGTATTTGGGTAGTCATCGCGGTCTAGCGGGGCCTCTGGTAGGCCTGCCGCTCTCCGCAGATGGTCCTCAGTGTCCTCGTCGGCAATCGGAATGCCCGCTCGGCTGAGCGACTCCGCGTACTCCCCAAGCTCTTTAATATCCTCGGGAGCAATCTTGCCGGGTACAATATAGGGCATGTATTTTTCGTCGAAGCCGTTCAAAGACCAAAGCTTCGGAATTAAGTGTCTGTTTATTGTCTGCGCTATCGACTCTAGCCAACCCTCGAGGGCCCGTGCAAACAAGTCGATTTTAGACCGACTCAGCGCAAACGACCCACGGTCGCCTTGGCCCAGCATAACAAAATCAGCCAGAATCGTGCGAGCGATATCTTGCTGGTACCTCATCACCACATCGTTAGTGTTGATTGCACGTGTACCCTGTGCGCTGACTAACTCAAGTCGCACTTGGGGAGCGCCAGAGGGCTGCCCGTCGACACCGCTAAACACGTCAGATGGCAGCAATAAACCGCCTTGGCTATTAAACTTGATATCCCTGACGACCTTTGTGTATTCGACGACAGCAGCCCTCGCTTCAGCCGACGTGCCGTTGAGCGTAGCGTTTGGCAAGTACAGCACAGGCAGACCATTGAGTTCGCGCTCGATCGCGATGGCCTCAACCTCTTGAATCCGTTTTAGTAGATACCAAGACCGATACGCCCCGCGCAACACCGACCGGCCTTCCGGCGATCCTTTGTGCTGGTGTGGCCTAAAAAGCAGCGCCTTCTCGATCGGGATAAAGACCGTCTGGCCACCAACAGGAGGCATTTGCCACAAGCCTAGTACGTCACCGGTCTCACTAATCTCCCAGCGATACAGGGTCTCCTGACTGCGGTCAGCGATACGCTGGATACCAATTTTACCATCCGTGTACTTGGACCGACGAGCAGGATCCTTTTCGGCGGGGCCGATACGTCGCTTGTAGGTAACCTCGGAGTACTGCCAACCGTAGGTCAGCATCGTAACGACGACGCCGATAAAATCGTCCCACGTAATCGACATATCTTCAAAGAGCACGCTCTCTACAAACTCCTGCGCCTCTTCGGCTTCGGCTCCCTCTTCATCTACTGATACAGTCCACTGGACAGCCCTAAAAAGCATCTCAACCGCAAACAAGATAGCCGATATTGTCGAATCATTATCGCGCATCTCTCGATAGGTGCGTCGCCCACGGTCGCCAACAAGCTGTTGCAAAAATTCATCGTGGACAAATCCACCGGACTGCCTAACACCCTCAACGCCGATCGCTTTATAGGGAGTATCTGCGGGGCTCACTGGTAGGCCCCTCCTTCGGGGCTGTAACTAAACGTGTTAGCCACCCCAACTGGCGCGGATACAATTCCAGAGCAAGCACGATTTGCCTCAACAACCAAACGGCTATACGCGCGCACCGAAGCGTCGCACCTGTCCTTACGACCGTTTGGGAACATCGTCATTTCGTCCAGCCAAGCTTCGTTCCAGGCACCCCGTAGCAATTTCACGTTTCCGATCTCGCACTGTGCGCTAAATGGGTCTGCTCGCACTACTTTATCTCCAGATTCCACGCTATATCGTACACGAAAACCGTGTAGGAATGCAACTAAATCTTGCACCTGTGCTTTGCCCGCTTGGCCGGGGTCCTGTGGGATGTCCTGTATACACTCCCCTCCGTCCCTTGACGCAGCGGCCCTCATACGCCGTCGTACAGTCTCCCCGGTACCAAAAAAGTTAATGTCATCAAGTACATATATCGTGCCACCTGCCAATTTCCCATCGACCAATCGAGGGTTGACGAGACGCAGCTTCACTCCAGCTGTGGCCGCTTGCAACGAGGTATTTTTTTTCTTCGACGCCGCCAAATCCCAACCCCGGACCTCAATCCCCGGCCCGTCTGGTAGCGCGTCGACGATCTCAAACCAATCCTTCTGGAACATCCCACCCTCTCGAGGGCGTGGGTCTTGACCGTATTGCCCGGCGAAACTGTAGGGCTTGAGGATCACCGCCTGTGCTGCTAAAACAGACCGTGGAATTCTAACTGGGTCAAGTAACCCGTCAACATAGTTTACCTCAAGCTCGGGCGGGAGCACCTTCCATCGGGTGTCTCCTGGCAGACAGATGTGGCGCACTTTATCGTGCGTGGACAACACCGCTGCTGTAGGGTCCTTCTCGTGCAGTCGTTGCATAACTAACACCAGGACCGTCTTATCCTTATGCACCGCGCGAGTAGTGATCGTACCCATCCAGGCATTGGCCGTCCCCCTGTCCGCGTCGCTGAGGGCCCCGTCTGGGTCGACTGGGTCGTCAACCAGGATTACGTGCGCGTGTATCCCCGTTACCGCAGCGCCGACCGAGGTCGTAAATCTAGCCCCGTGCTCAGTATTTGCAAAATTCGACTTAGCATCCTTGTCCGCCCGAAGCTGAATTTCCGGAAAGTACTGTCGATACTTGTCAGATTTGACCACATCCCGAGATCGAGACGAACTCTCTAGGGACAGCTTTTCCGCGTAGGACCCGGCGATAAAACGTAAATCCCATCCTTTCGGCCTTGGGTCTTCCCCAGGGCGCGCACGCAAAGCCCAGCGCCTCTCGGTCTTTTCGCAAAAGCCCTGTGGTAACCGAGCTACCCACGCCCACGCGGGGAATAGGATCGATACGATCGTGGTCTTGGTAGTGCCAGGCGGGATATTAATCACAAGGTCGTACTCTTTCGACCGCCTGGTAATTAAGTTCCACGCGACCTTCTCAAGCTCCTCGCATAGATACCTGATATGCCAGTTGTAGATAGGGTCCTCGGTGATCGTGACCCCCCAGAACTCCTGTACAAAGGTAAAAAACGACCTGCGACAGGCCTCCGCCCGTACCTTGTAGGGGGTGTCCCGTAACACCTGACTGACCGACGTACTCACTCGGCGTCCTCGTCTGGTGGGGTCTGCAAGTCAAGCAACTTACGTAGAGTCTCTATCTCAGAATCCGACATCCGAGCCAGGACCTGTGGTGAGGTATCGACCATAGCGCCGTCGATTTTTGTCGTCTGGTCGATTTGAACCTTGTCCCCAAAAGCCGGGTCGTAACGTTTGAGCAGCGCTACCAAAAGCCCCTCGGAGTATTTCTTGACCGTCAACGGCACCTTCTCGCCCGAATCTGGGTCGACCCGGTACATTAGCACGCCACGAAATATCACAGGCTCGTCAACTCCCTCTACCGCCCGTCGCCAGGCCTCAAGACGCAGACTATCCACAGCCCGCTCTTTCGCCTCGGCCCAAGCCGCCCCAAACCCC